TTGCCGTATGTAATCCACCACTGGCCTAACATATCGCGGTCGACCGTGATATGGACCCCGCGACTTTTGCCTGCTGCTTTGCTCGCTTGCGCGATCGTGTCACGCGGAATGATAATGCCAGCCAGTGCGTCGGATAGATATGTTGGCGCTATGCCCGCCAGCTTAAAAGCATCGCTGCAGCGTGCTGCAAATACCAGGTGGCCGTTAGTTGCCGCGACAAAACCGCGCGCGTCCAGAAAAACACCGCGCAAATAATAGCGGATATCTTCTTTTGACGCGGCGCAGATTGCAGCGTCGATGATTGAGGCATCGACTGTGATAGATATAGGGGTTGTTTCGGTGTTCATTTTGCTTTCCTTTATTTTACTGTTGATAATTATGCGTCGGCATAACCAGGACATGTTCGAAGCGGGTCCCATTGGATGCGGTATAAATCATGATTCAGCACCTTCGAAGATAGCGCGATTGGCACCCATTGCCTGCTTATAGACTCCCGCTTTATGATGCGCTTGATTAACATTTAGGGGCGCAAGCTTGGCAGCATAAAGAGTCTTGCCTGGAATCAGTTTCCAATCCTGACCAACAGTGAAAACACCGTTATCTCCCGGATCGAGGTTACTAACTCTGCCAATGCCAAGCGATAAATTCCCGCCATAAAAATTGCCTATAATTTGGCATAGGCGCGCCATTGCATAGTCGGGATCGCTGACCGGATCCCTTACCCCTAAATCCCTGGCAACGTCCAAAAAAGCTTCAACTGACTCTTGTCCACCGCTCCAGTGCACATAGATTCCTACGTTTGAAGTCTTATAAGGCGAGGTTGTTATGATTGCTCTATTTCCCATAATTAAATTCCCTTCAATACTATGTTTAATTAGTAACACGCGCCCAGCCGGTTGTTTAGCGCAAAAGAGCTGCAACCATATTGCACCCGGCTTCCCCGCACTAGTCGCGTTGCTTCTAGTTGCTCAAAACAGTCGGCATTACTCAAATTATGGCCAATAACCGACTCATTATAGCCGTCGGACCCGATAAGCGAATAATGATCCGCCAACAGTCCTCGAGCAAAAGATTGCCCCACAAAGACTAGCAGCAAGCCAGCAATTATCCCGGTGATTAGTTTCATCTCATTTCCCCTTTATGTCGTTTCAATACGAATCACCTTAAACGATTCGTTGACCCTGTAAAGGCGTCATAGTCGATGCGGCATGGCGCGCCCTATATATAAAGCCATAATTGAGCAATGAATCGCGCCCTTCCCATTCTCAAATTGCCAGCAATGGCCAAGCTGCAAGGTTGCCAGGATTGCCTCCGCCGCCGCCATGGCCAGCATCCGGCCAGCACCCCCCTATACAATTTATGGGAACAGATTTAGCTGCTTGTCGCACTGCTTGGCCCACCAGCCGAACTGGAAAACCTTTTCGCCTTTGCCATCTATAACCTCAAGCCCGCGACTTTCTGCATTTCTCAGCAAGATGGCGAGGTCATTTATCAATGATAGCGCATGTGCATGGCGCGGTCCTTCTGGATCGGTGTTATCGTTCATATCTCTATCCCTATATCAATCTATCTAATGCCTAGCGGTGTACCATTTTACTGGGTGGCAGGCAACACATATCGTCATCTACCACCCTATGGTTATAGGTTCTTCAGTTCTCTAAACAGTTTCTCTGGCAGGAACCTATTGAACTCCCGCAGCATGTGTCTGCTACCGTCTTCGAAGAAGTCAAACTTGACCTTCTGCCGATACATCGGTGTCTTGTTGGTCATGAAGATGAACCGCTTGGTGGACTTACCCCTGCGTTCGATGATTAGGTTACCATTGGCCACGGGGATTGAGTAATAACTGATCGTGGATGGCGTTTTGCGCCTTTTGCCGCCACGATCAGAAGACTTGGCTGTGTCAATCGTGCCAAAGTTGGAGAGCATCCGTGAGATATGCGCTCCACTCATATTACCATATCTGTTGAGCGTAGCATCTTGGCCCGGCATCATCCATCCAGCGCCCGGTATGACACCCTCCAACCTGCGTTCGGACGATTTCTTACGTCTTGCCCCGCCGAACACATGCGGCTTCATCACTGCCTCTGGTGACATCCCGCTACCGCCAAAGAACTCGAAATAAACCGCAGCCTTATCTGCCCCCATTGGATCCAAAGAACCCCTACGCCCATTTCCGGTCGGATAGCGCTTCTTAAGCCCTCTCATGACGTATGGGGTAGGATTATCGAATGTCCGCCTCATAGTGGCGTGTAGCAGCCCTGTGGGGCCACTTTTGCCTGCCACGGCATCCACGGTATCAGTTGCAGCCCAATTGACGGCTCTGGAGATAGCCTCTGGCATCTCAGCCAGCTTACGGACCTTGCGTTCGAACTCTTTCAGCCCCTCAACTTTAAACGCGAGCATCTAATCCTCCTATTCCCCGTCTTCCCACTTTGAACAGAAGTTGTGTGGGCTGACCACGGGGTTGTTAAACCTTGCGTGTCCTGTCTCTTGATCAATGTGTGTTAGCACGGGAGGATCAACTTTGCAGTATCCGTGTTGCAAACTATGTGCTGCGGAAAACCAATGGCAGGTTTCACATGTTTCACTTTTCGACACGTTGGAACTCCGCTTCAATATCATTTTCCCACCGGAATGGCATCTTATCGCCTTCATCATCAATCAGGGCGAAGTCATAGCCAAAGCATCTATTCACTTCTTCCCCCGGCTCAAGTGCTAGGTACAGCGCCCCAACGGTTAGGACGGACAGCTTATACTCTTCGTGGATCTTGACCACTTTTGCATAGGTCGGCATTTCATATTTCCTTCATCTTAAATCCCCACCACAAGGTGGAGGTATCACCATAACAAACCAAATAAGAACTGCAAATGATTTGTGGCAAATAAATATACTCGTTATGGTCTGGTTCGACTTCACGAACGGAGAACGGGATGCCGACTGAAATCGAGAAACCGACTGAAATCGAGAAATGGTTATTCATGGATTGCATGGCCCGCCGCAAGTTTGGTGTGCCTCGCATACAGGCCGCTGCATCAAAAGAGTTTGGTAAGCAGTTTGCCCATCTTGATGTTGAAGCCATCGTATTTGATTATTCCCTTCGCCGCGAGTTCTCCAGAAACAGATTCAAGGATATTGAGTTGATGTTAGAAAACAACCGTGAATTAGATCACCGAGCTATGATGACCTTTGGGTCGCGGACACTGCTCCTATCCCTGCTGGGTTTCTACGAAAGCAGGAAATCCTAACTAGAAGCGAAGTCACCGTGTAGTTCTTTTGCTGCCTTGCGGTAAGCCTCACCAGCATCTTCGGGGTTACTGAAATACCCAAGATGATGCCTCTTGCCGTTGGCTGATATTGAAGCCTTCCACTTATTGTAAACCTTATCCCAATTAACGCCCTTGAAACCGCTCTTGTTATTTTTACTTGGCCCATGAGCATTCCAAAGGTTCTGTGTGTTTGTCGCCAGCCTTAAGTTTTCAATCCTATTATCATCTCGTTTGCCATTTATGTGATCAATAAACAGACCACCCTCAATTGGGCCGTTGTGCATTACCCATACAAGCCTGTGCGCTTGGAATGCACATCCCCTGAAATATATTTTCAGATGGCCGTGTGTATCTTTGTATCCACACACCTTGTTCAGGTCATAAAGATAACCTGTTTCCGGATCATACCGAAATGTTCTTTTCAGAACTTCTGGGCTTGCTATTTTCAAATGTTTCATACCAACCCCCATAAAGAAAAAACCACTAGAGCAAGCGCAATCCTTATAGAAACAATCGCGCTTCCCCCGCGCGCGAACATACGATATAATAGGTAGAGAGAGAGAGTTTTAAATGTATACACACGCTAAGCGCGTTTGTTGCTAACTGACATTGAAAAGCGATAAACTTTATTAACCCCAGATGAATGGAAAGTGACCCGTTCATATTCAATAGTCCTTTTCTGAACGGCGTTTTTCAACTTCTTCTAGGATTATCTTGCGGACCTCTGCTCGCTGGACCCGCTCTTTCTCTGCCAAAGCCTCAAATTTAGTGTGAACTTCACCAACTATTTTCCAGCTTGGGGCACTGCTTCTGGCCTTTTCAGGCTCGATCCAGCCGAACGCTTCCAGTGCGCCTATGGCCCGTTCGCGCTCCCAATCAGGTGCCTTACGCATCTGCCTGACGTTGCGAATTGCTGATGCCATAGTGATGCTTTCGACATTGTGAGCCAAGATATAACCACCCAATGAGCGAACCAGATCGTGGTTATCAGCAAGGCCAACCATACCAATATAAAAAGCGAACGAATGGCCCATGATGAACTCGCTCAAGAAAGCCGCCGCACGGCCTGCTGTAGCCTCTTTAACCTCCAATGGGGCACTAGTCTGGCCCACGTTCTCTGTGCAGTGCCACAGTAGGCAAAGGCGGGCGAATAGGCCATCATACTTGCCTATGTGCGTGGCAAGTTTACTGTTCGTGCCTTCAAACGCACCGACAATCTTGAAATGCTTGTCTGCTAATTCCTCGCGGATTTTGCGCGCCCCTTCGCTAAATGTGTGAGGCTGCGCGCCAAAGAAATTGCTGATCGGCTTCATATCCCGAAGCGACTCCAGCATGTCGCCAAATTCCTCCGCAACAGTTGGGAACTCAACATCCCTGTCGCGGCTGGCTTTCTGTAGAGTGATCGGAATGAACCGCTGGATAAGCCCATCATCGCTGGCACCCTGCGTTACCTCTACGATCTTCTCCGGCTGGATGCCACCAAGCATGGTGACAGATAGGTTGTCGATCAGGAACGAACCGCGCCCCACACGGTTTACGGCATACTGCCCCCCGCCGTAAGCCTGCAGCCAGAACGACCGGTCGGCCCCGCCACCCTTGCCGCCGTACTTTTCAATGCGGCCAAAGAAACCGGATAGTTCATCCTGCAGCAGCAGAATACCAGCCGGGCTTTCCTTGCATACCTCCTGCGCCGCTTCTGTCGTAGCGTCTTCAATCCGTAGACGCGGCGAAAGCGGCTTGGCTAATTCGCCTTTGGGTCCACCGCCATCCTGCCAATCGGCAAGCGCACGATTGTTTTCCATAAGCTGCAAGGCGTCCATCTTCTTGATGCGCGATGCCACCTTGGACATCATCGGGGATTTACGGGTGGAAGGTGTGCCGATCAGGACGGTCCAGATGCGCGCATTTTCCAGCCATCCCTCGTGCTGCTTGGGCTTAACCTTGATGTCATCGCTAATCATCGCAGCGCAGCACGTTATTGCCGACATCGCAAAGCCAGCCGGATCCGCACCCATCTGCTCCGCGCAATCAAATGCAAACCGTTCGATCAGCGGCGGTAATAGACCTCGCGGCAGGGACGGGATAGGCGGCGATGCCCATAGATCAAGCGGGCCGTTCTCCTGTATGGGCGCGCTTTCACGCAATGTCTTGGATTCAACGAAGGAACGCATAGCTGCGCTGAACACTTCGGCTACACCATCGGTGCCAAATGCTATGGCCTGATCGTTAAAATCAGTGCCCCCGTCAGGTATATCGGAGCGCGGAACCACCACAAGGACATTAAGCTCGCGGCCAAGTTTGATCATCTTCTCAGCCGACTGCCCAGTGTCTGGGGCAAGAATAAAGGATTCACCGGCCTCATGCTTCTGGCGGGCGACCTTCTCCATGTTGACGCAAGAAAAGGTGATGCAAACCTGATCAGGCACTGCGGCGAATATAGTAGCGCCGGTTGCATAACCTTCACACAGAATAGATCGGCCCATATTGATGCCCACCATCATCCTACCAAGGGCGGTGGGAGCTTCTGTGTGGAACAGTTTACCGCCCTGATCGTCGATAGTCTGCACTGACTGAATTTCTCCAGCCGCATTATAGATGGGCAGTAGTAGCCGACCTGATTTGGTTTGGCGCAGACAATGCGGCTCGACGTTCTTGCGGACTAGATAAGGGTGGTTTTGGTCGGCTGGCTTTGCCTCCTCCCATATCTTGCGCGCATTGAGGGTGGCCTTTTTTTGGGCTGCAGCCTGTTTAAGTTCCCGCTGCTTCAATAACTCTGCGCGCTCTGCCTTATCTTCTTCAGATTGCTTGAGGGTATCCCCGCCTGTCAGCATATTAACCGCATCGGCTGGTGAGATGCCCTGAAACTTAGCCACAAAATCAACTACATCGCCGTGCCAGCCGCAGCCGTGGCAATTGGCAAATTCCTTGTGTGGGACCACGCGAAAGCTAGGGGTTTTTTCATCATGAAATGGGCACAAACCCTTCCACTCACTTCCAGCTTTTTGCAGGCTTACGGCCTGCCCTATAATATCTGCTATCGGGTGTGCTTGTCTTATCCCGTCAAAGTTAATCATATCTTAATACCCTTTCAATTTATCTTAGTTCTGGCTTACCCACTCTCCGAAAGCCTGCCATGCAGCAGCCGCGCCTAGCGCAACGCAAACAAACGCGCCCATGTTTTGACAGGCTTGCAGATATTCAATCTGACCTTTCTGCCAACTTGATTTGGTGTGATCAAGCCTTTTCAGTTCGCACACGAATCCACCAGCGCCGCCGGGTATTACAATATCTGGTGCGCCTTTGGCCATACCTTCGATCTGGTGCTTGATAACACCTTGAAATTGACCGTTAATCAGCAGACCCTCATTGCGCGGGTGGATTGCTATGCGGCCCCATGAATCTGGGTGTTCACGCCGTAGCTTACCAAAGAAACTGGCCTGCTCGACGTTTTCCAAGTGGCACTCCCCACGATAAAACGGATTCCCATAGACAGGGATGTCTGGATGGAATTTCATGCCACTTTCCTTTCTAGTTCAGGCTCGACATCCGCTTGCCTGTTGTATGCTATGATGCGGAAGAAATTGCTGTCGCGGTCCTTCGCATAGGTGATTGTTTCTGGCTCACCCACTCCGATGAACTCAGAATATTCCCTGTAGGCACGGGGATGGGTAGCCTGCGGCTGGAACCATGTCGAGAATTGCCGGTAAGGCGTTACCCAATCAACGCGCAATGTAGGATTGCCCTTCTGCGAAACGCCAGGCTTCGCCGACATCATGACCACTTTATCGGTCTGCGCCTTGGTTGGATCCCGCTTCATTGCTTTGAAGTCTGCCACCAGCTTCTCGTTCGGATCAACAATCTCGCCCTTGCACTCGTAGCAATAGCGCGCAGAGATGTCGTTTGCCTCACCGCAATGGGGGCAATCCTTACCTGTCCAGCGATAGTTGCAGCGCCGGTATTCACCGCGAATACCTACCCGCAGCATCCCAAAGCACCGCCGTCCGTAATGACCCGACACCGGCCCATATTCCGATTCCAGCCGCTCGCCAAAGGTGTCTAGGCAATAGCCGTGGACATCCTTTTCATAGTCGTAATAGTCAGGGTGAAGTTTGAACTCATTGGTATGCGAGCAATCTGGGCACAGCACTTCCGCCCGCTCGCCGTCACCAGCCGCCTTGCCTGCTTCAATGGTGGGTGAATAAATGTCGCCATCAGGGAAATGCCGTTCGACGTTGCCACAATAATCCGCAATGTAGCTTTTAGGTTTTTGGGGGTGTATTCTCCACGCCCTGCCTAACGTCTGTACTGTAAGATCGGGGCTTTCACTGTAACGCATAAAGGCTAGAAATTCAGTGTGTGCTACATCAAAACCCACTTGATATTTTGCAACTGAAACAAGGTAGCGTATTTCCTGATTCCTATAAGCTTCAACAATGGCCTTTTCGGTTGATTGCTTCCCTTTCAGGATGCTGTGATCACCAGTTGAAAGCGCGCTGTTGTTCGCTGGCAGGCTGGCAAGAATTTCCTGCCCATGCCGTTGAGTGGCCGCGAATAGCATGACGCCACCTTTGACATTTAGTGCATGAACTTGAGCCATTACATCATAGACTACACTAGCAGTTTTACGGCCATGACCCTCAAATGCCTGCTCAACGGTGCTATGGTCAAGCGTCCCGTTTGGCAGCAACCTTATGCCGCTTGTGTCATATATCGCGTGGTCATTCACAGTCCTGATTTCCATCGGCGTGATAAAACCTTCGGACAGCATTTCCCTTGCTGAAACCTGATAAACCATTTTGGTGAAAAATGGGTCGCGAGTAACTTCTTCGGTGTTCGTTTTATTATCCGGCCATATTCTGAAAATATATCCCTTCAGCATACGGTAGCTTGTCCCAGTTAGACCTAAAATACGCAGATTGGGGTTGGCCCCGCGCATGGCCTCAATAATGAAATGATGTGTGGGCGCAAGCGTATGTGCTTCATCTATAATTATAGCGCAGTAGCCCTTTAGAAACCTACTTATACTATTCTTGACTGTCAAAGGTGTAGCATAGACAACATCATGGCGCGTGGATTTAGAGCCTGCGCTGGCGCTGAAAATAGAACATTGCTCTCCGGTCATTCGGAACTTTTCAACATTCTGCTTTACTAGATTCGCGTTCGGTTGAAGGCAGAGCACTTTCTTCCCACCGCTAATCTCGCGAAACCATCTAGCCATTTCTGCCACAAGGTAGGATTTCCCGGCAGCAGGGGCTGCGTCTATCAGCGCCGGGTCAATACTACTTCGCAGAAATTCCTTAGCGGCTTCCGCTGCAGCAGCCTGATATGGGCGCAATTGGAACATCACGTTAAAACCATCTTGTTGCATTTACTGCACGATCTGCCTTTTGCGCGGTCGACTGCTAGGATACGCCGCTGCATGGGTTGGCAGACTTCAATCAGCATACCTGATTTTCGATCGGCCTCGTAGGCTTCTGGTTCATGTGGAATAGGAAGGCAATGGTGTACGATCTTTTCGGGGATCAGCCTATCCGCTCTGGTATTATAGCCTGTCATTTTGCTATTGCAACTGCGCCAACGTCCCACGAATGACCCGTCAGGGTCCACCGAAGTTCGCGTGGCCTATAGGTATGCTTTTCATCAATGCAGCCGTTAGCAAACTGAACCTGTAATTCTGTTTCTGGTGGAAGCATATCAGGAAGCGCGCCTGGGTTCTTTTCGAAGCCATCTGCAGGAACGCGAACTGCGGGTTTCATTCAACACCTTCCTTGCCAAGTTCAATGCCTCGGCCGTTGGCCTTTAGGGCTATCGCGGCGCGTCTGCCCGTGTAATTGCTGGGCATCTCTGGATAGTATGATTGCACAATCTCCCGCGCCTCGATCAGCAACGGGTCAACAGGCGCTTTCTCGTGTTCTGCGATGTAGCGGGCGAAGGCTATAAATTTGGATGGCCGTCTGAAACCCGACCAAAGATCACAAGCCCGCTGCTTCGCCCATTCAGGTATATTGGTCATATCGTGGTCTTCCCTGTTCTTACAATGTGGATGATAAGGCGTGGGCGCGTTTCGATAACTTCGATCATGCCGTTGGCCTTCAGGAAATTAAAAGAGTTCTGTATTGCGCCCGTAGAACAGGAGAACCGCTCCGCTAGTTCGCTTTGCTTTGGGCACCGCTCGTTCATTCTCGCAGCTTCCGATAATCGTTTGTATATCTTCCCGGCGCGCTCGACTGCATGTTCCTTTTTGTCCGTAGATTGTCCCATCACCGCACCTGCCAATATTTTGACGGCTTGCCGCGATACGGATTCAAATCAAGATCAGCACAATGCTCTTTAACCACCCGTGCATAGGCCACGGATCCAACGCGCTCCACACAAGTCAGGTTACGCCCAGCGAAAATAGCGTCCTTACTGTCGGCCATGCTTACCATGCTGTCCAGCAGATCGCGCTTGCGTTCAGTGGCACGTTCAATCTGGGCGTTGAGTTCGTCCAGTTCCGCCACCATCTTATGTGCCTCTGGTGTATCCACCGTATTCCGCTTGGGTGCGAGATGCTGTGCAGGGTCTTCCAATTCGACAAGATATTCAGAATGGAAAGCGAGCAGGATAGGTATGTTTTTAGCCAGCCAAGTCTGATCTGGACGTACAGATTCAAGCGCGGTGCCATTGGGTGCCCACTGGAAGAAATCCCAATGCTTGCGGCCCGTCACAAAGAGCGTGAACTGCACCTGTGAATAGTAGTGCGGCTGTTCTGCTAATGTCTTGAATGGCACGGGTGCCTCTGCATTCCGCAAGCCGTATGGACACTTTATTTCCAGCCCATCATTGTCACCGACAAAGCCGTCTGGACTTGCACCAGCCCAATCATCGAAGGTGATAAATGATGCCTCTTCGACATTGTTGCCTGTTTCCAGCCGGTAGTCGATCAGCACACCTTCTTCATTATTGGTGCCGTATTCTGTAGCGATGTTCCCCTGAAACTCGCGCTCTGCGCCAAGTGCTTCACGGACTATCAGGCGCATTGCTTCATCACGGCTCATGTAGGGCGCTTCGCCAAGGATAGCGCCAACGATGCTGGCGGTAATGCGGCCTTTGCGCGCTTCGAACCATTCTGGTGAGCGTTGTTTAATGATCATGTCATATCCTTTGATTGAATGGGTTGGCAGACTTTTGGACTTCCCGGTCTGCCAGCGGGTTTAATCAGCGCGAGGGAGAGGGAACGCGCCGATATATCTCGTATTAAAACGGTATATCGTCCTCTAGGTCATCCGACAACGGCTTTTGAGCCGCGCCTTCAACCGGACCAGTTAGCTTAAGCTCCTTGGTTTTGGGCGCAACGGCTGCAACCCAATTGCCTGACATGGATGCTCCATCACTGCCGGTCATTTCCCAAATCTTGCAAGTGATGGCCATTTCCTTGTTGATCAGGGCCATCGTAAGCTGGTCATCATTTGGAAGTGTTCCTGATGCGGTGAGCTTGCCGCCGCAGTTTGCGTCGATGGTGGCCAACATACGAATAGCCTTGTCGCGCTTTTTGGCAGGGTCTTTTGCGTTCGGGTCATCATCAGTTACCCAAAGCTTCTGGAATACAACGGCACCAACTACCTGTTCAGGTTGCTGCACCTTCCATTGTATCTTGACATGGCGATTTTTATCGCGGTCCTCTTCCCATTTAACTTCCTTGATGTAAGCCATCACAGTCGATCCGTCTGGGATGGTAATGTACCCGCCACCACCAGCATCGTATTCCTTGGGGGCTTTTGTTTTGGCGAGGTCTTCGCCTGTTGATGTGCTCCAAAAACTCATGACGTTGCTTCCTTTTCTTTGGTTGGTTCTTCTTTGGTTGGCTCTTTATCGGCTGGTTTCGTAGCAGCCTTACGCGCCGTGATGCCAAGTGCATCGGCCAGCGGGTTAGTTCCTTCAGCAAAAAGCATAGGCTCAATAATACCTAGACCGTTTTTGCTAACGCTTGCAGCAGTGGCCATGCAGACAAATTCACGGCTACCGTCACTGATAATCTTCTTGCGTTCGTCTTCGCCGCCACGCAGCGCAGATGCCAGCCGAACATATCCAACCAGATCAACGTCATCGACATAGTGGGGGACGCTCTTTGGCATCATCCGCAGGCTGTAACGCTGGTAGTTGTCTGTGTCTGGCGGGGTCATATTCTCCAGATCGGCATGGGCAATGAAGATGATCGCCATATTTTTCTTTTGATTGAGCAGGCCGCAAGCTTTACGAACTCGCCCATGCATCGCTGCAACGGCGGATGGGCCGTTACCATAGCCACCAAGTGCTTGGTTGATACCCTTGGCGCGAGTGTCCTTCTCCAGAATCTCGCGGGTAAAAATCTCCTCTAGTTTAGTTACACTGTCGATGATCAGTGTACTGTATTCGTGCTTTTCGTTGAGCAGGGCCATCAACTGGTCCCACAGCTCCGCGCTATTGGTTAGTGTTGGGAACGAATCCGGCGCAGCAATCTTACTGCTGATCCGGGTTAAACCGTCTTCAGCGCGGATAAAGATTGAGTTTGGGAAAGTTGCGGCAAGGCTTGTTTTGCCTGTGCCTGCATCACCGCTGATCGTCATTATAGGCGGACGAGGATCGGGTTTTGCGATTGTGCTAAGTATACTCATATCATTACCTCATTGGGTTTATGTGGGCAGGGACCACTTCTCGACACCTGCTGATTGACAACTAAAAACTTAAAGGCTAGTTGTCAAGCTAGATTTAATAAAAAGGTGAAGGCATGACAACAGAAGAAGCAAAAAAGCTATTTGACGGGAGTGTTAGAAAACTAGCTGAAGCCCTTGGTATAACAGAGCAAGCGGTCCACCAATGGGGCGGTGTTGTCCCTGACCTGCGCGTATATCAGATCAAGGCTTTATCCAAAGGAGATAATCGTGAAACTTGGTGAACTGCCTACACGGACGTGCGCGATATGACCGCCCCGCACATTAGAATTTACCGGTTTGCGCAAATCTGGTGTGACTATTGCAACACTTACATTGCGCCAAAGGCCATCCAAGGATGCTTACGGAAAACCTGCACCACTAAGGGTTTATTGAAAGAGAGTGTAAAACAATGACTGAGAAATACAAAGCCCCATATGCCACACGCAATGGCAAGCCAGCCTATCACAATGCACCGCCGCGCTTGCGCGCTTCCGATTTGCCTAAGCTGTTCGTTCCCGACGAACCGCCAGCCCGCAGGTGGTGGCATTACCCGCGATGATTGGATCTTAAAGATCGCTCACGCGCTGGGCTTGCTGGCCGCTGGTTTCATTTGGGGCATCGGGTTTGTCGGTGCGCTGTATCTATTGAAAGGAATTATCCAATGACGAACACCCCACCCAAAGAAGCCATCCGTGCAGCGTGTGCCATGCTGAATAAGGCGTGGAATACCAACGGTTGGAAGCCCGAAGATCACGCCAGCGACCCCTACATCACTACCTTCGCCACCGTCATCGCAGAACGCGACGCACTGAGCGCCAAATACGAACCCAAGCCGGACCCATTGCTTGCCGAGGCCGATGAGTTGCTGGCGAAGTATTTGACGGATGGGGGGAAGAGTGAGGCGCTTGTTGCAGAGGCA